CCCCGCTACGCGCTCCGCGTGTCCAGGGATGCTTTCCTGGATCACTACACGGGCCAGAAGCGGCGCAGGTATGAAGCAGCAGTCCTGTCTCTGGGCAAAAAGCGTCTCCAACGCGCTGATGCCTACCCCGGGGTATTCCTGAAGGCCGAGAAGTGGAAGGAAAAGAAGGCGGGACGCGCCATTAGCGCGCGCAGCCCGAGATACAACGTCGAACTGGGGCGGTACCTTTTGCCCTTGGAGAAGCGTGTGTATCAGGCGATTGGCGAAGTGTTCGGCGCCCCAACAATAATGAAAGGGTTCACACCCGAGGGGCGCGCGAGGGTATTGGCGGACCACTGGAGGGAGTTTGATGCTCCAGTGGCCGTCGGGCAGGACTTCAGCAAGTTCGATCAGCACATCAGCAGGCAGGCGCTCGAGTATGAGCATGGCGTCTACCTGTCAATGTACGGAAATGACAACGAGCTGCAACGCCTGCTCGGGTGGCAGCTTCACAACCGCTGCTACGCCGACGCCCGTGACGGCAAGGTTAAGTACACTACCGATGGAGGGAGAATGTCTGGTGACATGAACACAGCGATGGGCAACTGCATCATCAGCGCTGCACTGCTGTGGGCATACGCAGACGAGAAGGGGATTCGCATCAAGGCCATAGTGGATGGCGATGATTCCGTGACCATCATGGAAATGGCGGATCTCCAGAGGTACCTCCAAGGGATCGAGGGATGGATGCAGGATAAAGGCTTCCGGCTTGTCACTGAAGAGCCAGTTTACCAACTGTGCGATGTGGAGTTCTGCCAGTGCAAGTACGTGGAGTCTGAGCCACCAACAATGGTGCGCAATCCCGTCAAAGCCATCACCCAAGACCACGCCTGGGTCCTAGACCGCAGCATCACCCACCAGGAGGTGCTTGCGGCCACTGGCCTTGGAGGGCTGTCCCTGTACGGCAACATGCCCGTGCTTGGTGCATACTACGCCATGCTGGCACGCACTACGGAGCTCAGCACAAAGACTCTGTCGAAACTGAATTTCCAGAGTAGCTGGCTACGGGATGCGGCTATGGCTGGGGGGGTGAGGGTGGAGCCGTCTGAGGCCACCCGTCTGGCTTTCTACAAAAGCTGGAACATCAGCCCTGGCGAGCAGAGGGCACTGGAGGCGGAGTTTGACGCTCTGTCCCTGGTCCCCTCCTTCGCCGCCGATTCTACAAGAATACACAACCCTTCTCTCAAGGAATACAGGAGCTTTTACACGATTTGCACGACAACGTGACACAACAAACATTAGGAA